GTGCAGTCCGGCGACATGTGGAACCAGCCCACGGCTTTGCCGCCGCACTCGGTATCCGGATCACCCTCGAACACGTCGGTGGTGAAGTGCTTTGCGCCTGGATGGTTCACGGTGTGCATGCTGATCGCTTGCGGGCTGTGGTTCTTCGCCACGCTCACCGCGCGACCCAGGCCAATTTCCAGGCCGGTACCGGCGCCGCCACCACCACAGAAGAAGTCGACAACGATCTCATCGTCCTGAGGGTCGAAGCCGAGTCCGTATTGGGTTTTGAAATCGAAGGGGTGTTTCTTCTGTTGTGCGGACATAGGGGATCCTCGCCGGTATAGTTCCGGGGTCTACAGGGGAGTGGGTTATGAGCTGGGAAAGCCTTTCTTTTTGGATCGAACATCACCCAGGATTAGCGTCATGGGTTCAAGCGATTGGATCGCTTTTGGCATTGGCTGTCGCTATAGGCGTTGCAAGGCAGCAAGGACGCCAGTCACGAAAGTTATTTCTAGACCAGGTTAACCAAGCTTCGGAAGAAGCAAGGCTTCAGCGTATTGCGTCGCTGAGGGCTACAGTTGAGGTTGCTGAAATTGTTGCTAGGCGCGTGATTGAGGTGGCCAGGAAGATGCCAGACATCATCATTGATGGGAGTGCGCCCCTCCATAAAGAGGCTCTTGAGGCCGCAGCTCTATGGATTGCAAAGCTTCCTATTTACGAACTCCCTGGAGCTTTGGTCGCCAGGGAAGTGCAGAACATAGCCCTGTACGCAAATCGAATGCACAAAGTTCTAGATCAAATCTCCACTCAAGGGTATCAGTCCGATGAAAGCCAAAAATCTTTGTGGGTGCTCAACGGTGCCCCCGAAAAGGCTTTAGTGAGCTTAACTTCTTTTGCAGATGAATATAGTGGCGGGGTCGAGGTAATCAGGGCTGCTGATCTTTAAACTGCGCTCAACGCAATAGGTGAGGGCTGGTCAGGCGGCAGACTGCTTGGCGACGAAGTAGTCCCAGGCTGCTTTATCACCTTGGGCCACATACCATTTCAGCTCTGCGCTTTCTTCCGTATTAGTGGCGGATCCGCCGTACTGGGCTCCGGGAAAAGTGAACAGCCCTTTGTTGCCGCACCATGGGTATCCGCCGGTGAACTCGGTGAATGTGACGCCGGGGCGTTCTGCTGCTACGCGAATCTTGAATTCTTCAAATCTGGCATGGCGGGCCGTGACTTCAGCTTCATGCCCGGCCTTGCAGTCCACAGAGCAGTAGACCACGCGGCCATCGAACATCAGATCCAGTGCAATATCGGTTTCAGTTTCTTCATCCCAATAACTGGCATTAATGTCGCACCTGGCGCCGCAATGGTTACAGCCGAACCACCATCCGGCGTCGATGTAGGCCTTTGCCGGGATAAAGCGCTGACCCGCATATTGGTCGGCCCATTGCGCGCGTCGGCATGACACAGCACCGAAGTCTGTGCCGATATTATCAGCGCCTTGACGTCGAGCTGCCGCATTCGAGGTGGCGAACTGGATGTTGGATTCTTCCGGGTCGTTGGTTTCTACGGAGCAGGCCAGCACCGTACGCGATGCCGGATCGACTTTCGGCTTCTTGCTCATGGTGTTTTCCAATGTAGGCGCCGCGCTCCGATGTAAGGACGGTGGCGAGCAAGTTAAAAATGGTGTCTGATTGGGTTTTATTACCTGCCAAGGAGGGTTACGTGGCAAAACTCGAACAGAGCAACGCAGATTCGCGAGTTCAAGCAGCGGTAAATGATTTGGAGGCGTGGACATCAATCTACAAGATGTGTGTTGAGCTTCGGAACTTTGAGATAGCTCAGCTTGTACAGAGAAACAATTTTTTTATGATTTTTCAGGGCGTTCTGCTTGCAGGTGTATGTCAGTCATCCGGGCAAATCCCAGTGGTAAGCTTCCTCATCTGTCTAGCAGGTATTGGGGTTTCATTCATGCAGGCCGCTATGGCGGCGGGTGCCAAATATTGGCAGGTCCACTGGGAACTAAATACCAAAAAAGCCGAAAGGCAGATGATTCGCACAATAATGCAGCACAAATTATTGCGTGCAAAACTCGAGGCCGATGAGCTTTCAATTAATTCAGGGCTAATGGCAAAGCTCCAAAATAGAAAACTGTTTGCTCATCTGTTCCAAGATGAAGGAGGTAGGACCGATGTTTTCGAGGATTTGGTGGAGAGTAGAAAATATGCCTGGTTCATGAACCGATTCATCAATTTTGGCTTTTCGTCCAGTCGAATACCCATCTATGTCGGGCTTCTTCTATTTCTTGTGTGGTCGGTGTTGTTGGCTAACACAGTGGATGTACCTTTCGGGTTTAAAACGCCGGGCTGGTTAATAGGATTTTCACGGAGTGGATGATCAACTGTTAGCTGGCTATACGTGGTGACCAGCATGGAGCCGGATCAAGATGGAACGAGTGGATAATAAACCCTCAAGTAAGCTTATTGCAGAGCAAAGTGGACTGACCGTAGCTGAGGTCGGCACGTACTTGACGGAGCTAGTGTTGCAGCCTGACGGAAGCTGGATAGCTTACTTCGGCACTGAGATCGAGCGCTCGCCAGATGCCAGGGCAAAGTTGAATGCAGCACGAACTTTATTGATCCCAGCCTGGCTCGCAAAGCATTGGGTTGATCGCGATATTGGGTAGACGCCGCCCTTCGGAGACCGGATGCAGCGAGTGGCGTGGGTTATGTGGGCTCGATGATCTCGTCCCCCGGATCTTTCTGGATGGCGAGAAGACTTTTGTTGCGGAATTCCCGCGCCACAATTTCCGTAGGTTTGAAAACGTGGCGCGGAGGATTCAGTAGCGGCTGGCACTTCGCTGAGCCCATTGCATGCAGGTGATGAATCATCAGCGTCATCGCCTCGCCTTGCTCAGTAATACCTGACCATTCCATCAGGTCGGCCAGGGCCTGGCGTGTGCCGGGGCGAACCCTTAGCCTCAATTCCTCTTCGGCATTCGCCACGCGCTTCTTGGCAGTTTTTGCCGAGCGCTCCTGCGGTGTTTTCGCCATGGTCTACCTCTTCAATTCCGTTGGCCGGCAGCCCCAGCCAAGTCTGACGTTACATTGCCGGCCCTTCGCGCTGATCCGCCTCATGCTGCTTCCCGCTGATCCCAGGCACACACAGCATCGAAGATGCGAGCAGCCTGTGCTTCATCCAGCGACACTTCTGCAGGGATAGCGATCCAGCCTGATGCGACGACATGATTCGGATTGCACTCAGCCAGCAGCGCTTTGTAAGTTGCCTCAATGACATCGGTCAGATGCTCGGCCAGGTAAACACCTTGTGGAGCTATTTCCACAGACTTCGTGTACCGGGAGCCGGGACGTTCAAGGCAAAGGGCACTGAGGTAAACCGTCCAGCGATGCGGGATGTCGCAGATGGCATCTACGATCTTGCGGCCTGTAATGTTTTTGCAGCTCACCCAGTTGATGAGGCTCTGGCGGCCGCTGGGGTCGATGTTCACTACAGCAACGTGATTCGAGTTCAGAAGTGCGCGGTACGAGCGTTCAACCCGAACTCGCATGTTGTGCGGCTTTCGTTTGCTCATAAAGCCTCCGCAAGCCGCCGCAATGTCTGGCGCTCGACCGGGGTTGGAGATTTTCGGCGGCGCTTCAGTATGGTGTCTGGGTCTATTTTGACGGAGCGGGCGGGCGGCAATGGCTTGAGCGCGCACCCACCCGCGCGGGTTATCTGCCCGCCAGAATTGAAGAAGGCCGCTTTTGCGGCCTCCAATTGGGCTTGCCTCTCGGCGCTTGCAAGGATCTGGTTATCGATCATGCTGCTTTGCTCCGCAGTTTTTGCTCATAGCTATCGACCAGTATTTTGAAACTCCAGAGGTCGGATTCAAGCTTTTCGATGTAGTCGTCGTCGCGCTTGAACTCCTGCAACCAGAGCTGGCGGCCGACAGGCTTGAGCAGCGGGCAGTACATCCCGATATGCCACCACTTGCGGCCGGTGATCCACATGCAGCCCATCACCTGGTCAAGGATTTCGCTGGCGTCATTGTCGATGTGGTAGGCGCGCAGCTTTTCAGGGGCCAG